TCAACCGAATCGAGCAAGCGGTTCTTCGAGGCGGTCTGTTTTCGATGGCCATGCCTCGAGGTAGTGGCAAGACCACCATCTGCGAATGTGCTTGCATTTGGGCGGTTCTCAATGGCCACCGGGAGTTCGTATGTCTCATTGGTAGCGATGAGGGACATGCCTGCGATATGCTCGAATCGATCAAGATGGAGCTCGATGGAAACGAGCTGCTCCTTGCAGACTATCCGGAGGTCGTTTTTCCCATTCAATCCCTCGATGGAATTGCCAACCGGTGCAATGGCCAACTCTACAAAGGGGAGCGAACCCACATTGGGTGGACGGCCAAGGAGATCGTCCTACCTACGATGCCCGGAAGCATCGCCAGCGGAGCGATCATCAAGGTCGCTGGAATCACGGGCCGGATCCGGGGGATGAAATACAAGCGATCCGACGGCAGAACTGTGCGGCCAACCCTCGTGGTCATCGACGATCCCCAAACGGACGAATCGGCTAGATCCCTTTCCCAGTGTGCCACGCGCGAGAGTATTCTCGCTGGGGCCATCCTGGGGCTATCGGGCCCAGGGAAAAAAATATCCGGGATCATGCCTTGCACGGTCATTCGCCCGGGTGATATGGCCGACAACATCCTCTCGCGCGATAAGCATCCCGAATGGAATGGGGAGCGGACCCGAATGGTCTATGCATTCCCAAGCGACGAAAAGCTTTGGACGAAGTACGCCGAGCTTCGAGCAGAGAGCCTGCGCAGCCGAGGAGATATCTCATTGGCCACACAGTTCTACGGTTCGAATCGATCGGCCATGGACCGCGGGGCGCAAATCGCTTGGCCCGAGCGTTTCAACCATGATGAACTGTCGGCGATACAACATGCGATGAATCTCAAGCTTCAAGATGAAGCAGCATTCTTTGCCGAGTACCAAAACGAACCACTCCCAGAACAGCAAGCCGATGACTCTGAACTGACTCCCGATCAGATTGCTGCCAAGTTCAACCGAATCGATCGCAGGGTTGTTCCGATAGGGACGAACCATTTGACCATGTTTGTGGACGTCCAAGCGACGCTTCTGTTTTACTCAGTGGTCGCCTGGGAGAGTGATTTCACTGGATACCTGATCGACTATGGGAGTTATCCGGATCAGAAGAGACCCTATTTTACACTTCGGGATGCAAGGTCCACGCTATCGACGGCGACCAAGGCCGGTGGGCTCGAGGGGAGTATCTACGCTGGTCTTGAGCGGCTAACTGGTGATCTGATTGGTCGGGAATGGCGACGGGATGACGGTGCCATGATGCGAATCGAGCGATGCTTGATCGATGCAAACTGGGGAGCTTCGACCGATGTGGTTTACCAGTTTTGTCGGCAAAGCGCCCATGCGGGCATCGTAATCCCAAGCCACGGGAGGTTCGTCGGAGCATCTAGCCAACCGTTCTCTGAGTACAAACGTCGCCCCGGGGATCGCGTAGGACACAACTGGAGAATCCCAAACATCCATGGGAAACGCGCGGTTCGGCACGTGGTCTATGACACCAACTACTGGAAAACCTTCATGCATGCTCGACTTGCCGTTTCGATGGGAAGTAGAGGTTGCCTATCGTTTTTTGGAACGAGTCCCGAGACCCATCGACTCTTGGCCGAGCACCTTTCTGCCGAGTATCGAGTACGCACTGAGGGGCGTGGTCGAACGGTGGACGAATGGAAACAGCGCCCAGAGCGAGGTGACAACCACTGGCTCGATTGCATCGTTGGTTGCTGCGTTGGAGCATCGATGCAGGGAGTGGCTCTCTCGGGAAGCGAATCGGTTGGAATCCCTAAGTCTGGACGGGTCAGTTTCGCTGAGCTCCAAAGGAAACGAAACCGATGAGCAATCCCAAGGAGGAAAAACAAGAGCGAGGTATCGTGTGCCCACAGTGTGGCTGCCGGCACTTTTATACAACCAACACCGAACCTCTTCGTGATGGTCGTATTCGAAGGCGAAAAGAGTGCCGGCATTGCGGAAGGCGCATCGTGACTTATGAAATCACGACAATGAAGGACCAAGATTGCTACAGGTAGCAATACTTGGCCAAAATAAAAATTTTCTTCGTCAAAAGGGTGTCTGACCGGGTAGGTCTCCAAATAGGCAAATCGAATTGTCTATCCAACTGGAGCTGCCCCGATGGCTGATGAGCTAGAAAACACCATTCTTGAAAACGCCCAAGGACCTGCAAAGGCATCAGGCGATGCAGGCAGTATCGAGCAGCACAAGCTGACCGACCAGATCGAAGCCGATCGCTATTTAGCCTCCAAGCAAGCCGCCAAATCGAAGCGTCGTGGCTTGGTCTTCAACAAGATCGTACCACCGGGGGCCGAGTAACCATGCTGTCCTGGATTTCCAATTGGTGGGCGCAGAACAACGCTCCCCCGCAATCGCGAAGCGTTGCGAGGGTCGTGCGCGCTCGCTATGACGCCGCAGTGACCACCGACGACAATCGACGCCATTGGGCCAATGCCGATGGACTCTCACCCAACGCATCCAATAGCGCCGAGGTTCGCCGGATCCTTAGGAACCGTGCTCGGTATGAAACGGCCAATAACTCGTATGCTCGGGGGATTGTGCTAACCCTGGCGCATGACGTAGTGGGTACCGGCCCCCGGTTGCAGATGCTTACTGCCAACTCAGAAGCGAACCGTCGCATCGAGCATGCCTTCATGATGTGGGCAAAGGCCGTAAACCTTGCAGAGAAACTCCGCACGATGCGGATGGCACGCGCCACGGATGGCGAGGCATTTGCAGTCTTGGTGAATAATCCTCGATTAACTACTCAAGTTCAACTCGACTTGCGACTAATCGAAGCCGACCAAGTCACGACGCCCGATCTTGATAGACTCTCGACGACCGCTGTTGATGGCATCGTATTTGATGCTGCTGGTAATCCCACCGAGTATCACGTGCTTCGAAGTCACCCCGGAGACGGATACTACTGGGGCAAAAGCGACTACGAGCAAATCCCTGCTGCGTCGGTTCTTCATTGGTTCCGAGCGGATCGACCAGGGCAAACGCGTGGTATTCCAGACATCATGCCTGCCCTACCGCTCTTTGCTCAATTGCGAAGATTCACTTTAGCGGTACTTGCTGCCGCAGAGACCGCAGCAGACTTTGCAGGGATCCTTTATACCGATGCACCTGCTAACGGAGAGGCCGATGCGGCTGAACCATTCGAACCAATTGAGCTTGAAAAACGCGCATTAGTGACGATGCCAGGTGGCTGGAAGATGGCTCAAATGCAAGCAGAACAGCCATCGACGACATACGCGGATTTTAAGCGTGAACTGCTTAATGAAATTGCTCGATGCGTTAATATGCCCTTCAATTACGCAGCATTAAATTCCAGCTCCTATAATTTTGCAAGTGGTCGCCTTGATGGGCAAATTTATGCGAAAGCAATTCGCGTTGAACAATCGCATTTAGAGCGAGTTGTTCTCGATCGTATTCTCTCCGCATGGCTCGATGAAGCCGCTCTTGTCGCTGATTTGCTACCGGCAGGTTTAGGTCCTTTCGTACAGTGGCCTCATCAATGGTTCTGGGATGGCCATGAGCATGTTGATCCTGCCAAAGAAGCCAATGCACAAGCCACTCGGCTAGCAAGTCACACGACTACCTTGGCTGACGAGTATGCCAAGCGAGGCCAAGACTGGGAAGTTCAGCTTCGCCAGCGTGCCAGGGAAGTCGCGCTTATGTCTGAGCTTGGTTTAACCGCTGAGCAAGTTTCTCAACCTCCAATTCAGGAACAGCAAGATGTCCAAGACGATGAAGTCCCCATCGGCGATTAAGGCTGATGAAAATCGCAATCAACTGAGATTGAATGCAACGGCGGTGATCGATGTCGATGCATCCGCTGATGGCACATCAAGTGGTGCGTTGCCTCGTTTTCGGATGGTCGCTTATACCGGCGGGCAAATGCGCGTCGCTGGATGGCGTCACCCTGTGATTATCGACTTAGCTGGTCTATCGATCCCATCGCAAGC